CAGTACTTAGAATATCTCTTCCTGGTAACTGACACTGTTCACAGAAAAGATTAAGTGCTTCTGTTTTACCTTTTTGATTAGTAAGTAACCCACCTAAAGTAGGTACTGCTAGATTAGTTCCTAAGAATGAATTACCTACATCTAATATTTCATTAATACCATTTACAGCACTATCTAAACTATCTAACCCTGGTAAGTTAACATTAACTTTCATTGGACCTTTAGATAGTAAATTACTTAATATGTTACCAGAAGAAGTTAAACCTCTAGGAGGATAAATTCTAGCAAGCCATCTATTGTTTCTAGCTAATCCTTGACTACTAACGGTAGCTTGAAATTCACCTAAATTCATATCTTTCTTCTCGACTCTCTCCAAACATTTTTAAGAGTTTCTTTCTGGAAACTTTCGAAAGGTAATTGTATAGCTATTTCCCACTCTTCTTTTGGTATTACTACTGGTTGTGACATTACTTGTTTAGATAGATATCTCTTTAAACATGGAGCAGTAAAAGAGTTATTACTTAACATAGTTGATATTCTATTTAATGAGTTTTCATTATATTCTAATTCTTCAAATAATCTAGCTCTAAGTGTAGGTGGTAAATAATGTATATTAGCTCCATACCACCCACCTGCTGCTACATCTAATACAATAATTAATGGGTGTGTGTCATAATATTTTAGTTTTTCTTTATACTTAGGATCATAAGCATAAGTCATTAATTTACCAGGACCGGGTCTTTCAGCTCTAAAACCTTTTGTAACGTTATCTAAGTTTCTTATTCTGCTATCTTTTCTTATTCTTTGTGCAAACCATTTTAATGATTCTTTTGTACCAAGAGTAACTTCAGCTTTAGCAGCCAGATTTCTATATCTATTAAATAAGTTGTTAGTCATAAATTATTTATTCATTTTATTATAATCATTATAGGAGAATTTTATGCAAGATAATAGAGATGTAATCGAATCTGGCCGTGTGGCATGGAATACATTGTCTAAAATTATGGATGTAGATCCTGAACTTTTTGAAAGTTATACAGATTTTAAAGAGTTTTATGGTATGTTATGTGAAAGATTGTTTACTGATGAAGGGGAAAGACTCTAGTGCCATCATATAATTTTATTAATGAAAAAGACGAAATAGAAACACACTATATGAGTTACTCTAATTTAGATAAATTTAAAAAAGATAATCCTAATCTTACATACACTCTCAGCACTCCAAGTTTTGGTAATCGGTCTATAGATAGCGGAAGATTACCGGAAGGTTTTAAGGATAGAATGAGATTACTTAAAGAGAAAAATCCAACATCTAAAGCGGTTGATCATTTAATATAATGAAAAGTTTATCTAAAGAAGAAAGCGCATTTTTCGAAAGAAAAATGTCTGCTATTAGAGAAAAAGTTGAGTTGTCTGAAGGACAGCTTAGTGAAGCTGATTTTAGCTTACCTACTCCTAGAGAGATATACGACCATCTTAATAAGTTTGTAGTAGGTCAAGATAAAGCTAAAAAAATGCTATCTGTAGTAGCACATAATCATTACAAAAGACTACTTATCTATAAAGAATCTGATTTCGAGAAACGATTAGATAAAACTAATCTGCTTATGCTTGGTCCTACAGGTTCTGGTAAAACTTATCTTGTAAAGCAGCTTGCTAACTTTATGAACGTACCCTGCTTTGTAGCTGACGCTAACAGTCTTACAGCTGCTGGTTATGTAGGTAAAGACGTAGATAGTTTAATAGAAGGACTAGTAGATGCTGCTCAAGGAAATTATGATGCAGCAGGAACTGGTATTATCTTTATTGACGAGTTTGATAAAATAGCTAAAAGAAAAATTCCAGGTAGAAATAGAGATGTAGGTGGTGAAGCAGTTCAACAAGCTTTACTTAAAATTATAGAAGGTACTAAAGTTGAGATAGAAAGAACTAATGGATTTACTAAAGTTAAATTTCAGATAGATACTTCTAATATTTTAGTAGTAGTTGGTGGAGCTTTTGTAGAGTTAGAAGAAGTTATAAGTAAGAGACTAAAAGTAGGTCCAACTACTTCGTTAGGATTCAATGCTGATATTTCTAAAGATAAAAAAGACTTGTCTATCTTACATGAAGTAAAACCTGAAGATCTAGAAGAGTTCGGCTTCATTCCTGAAATATTAGGACGTATTCCGTTAATAGCTGTACTTAATGAATTAACTGAAGAAGATCTTATTAATATATTAAGTAAAGTAGAAAATAACATTATTCATCAGTATAAAGAATTATATAAGTTTTCTGAATTAGAATTAGACTTTGAAGAAGATTCTTTATATGAAATTGCTAAATTAGCTAAACAACAGAAGACAGGAGCGAGAGGATTGAAGAGCATAGTTGAAAACGTATTATTAGAAAGTATGTTTGAACTCTCCAATGCTAATATTACATGTAATGACATCAAAAAAATTCAATCACAATTGGATAGATCTTCCGAAGTTAAAACAGATTAATACAGAAGAAGGTAGAAGATATGCCATTAACGAGAAAGTTAAATATCCTTCTATTACAACTGTCCTTAGTAAAACTAAAGATTTACGTCCTCTTCTCGAGTGGCGTAAAAGAGTTGGGGAAGAACATGCAAATAAAGTTACAAAAGCTGCAACGACTCGTGGAACGTCAATGCATAAGCTTTGTGAGAATTACCTGCTCAATGAAGCTTTGGATGATCTTGGTTCTACTTCTGGTGAGTTATTGTTTAGGGGAATTAGACCTCTCTTAGATAGGATAGATAATGTACGAGCACTTGAATCAGGACTCTTCTCTCATAAACTACATGTCGCCGGAACTGTTGACTGCATTGCGGATTATGACGGAGAACTCTCAATTATTGACTTCAAAACAGCGAAGTCTTCTAAGCGAGAGTCTTATATACACGACTACTTCATGCAAGGAGCGTTCTACTTTACGTCGTTCTATGAAATAACCGGAGAACTTCCTAAGCAAATCCTTATATTAATATCAGTACAAGACGGCTCTGTACAAGAGTTTAGTATTAGAGGTAAAGATATTATTCATTGGACAGAAGAACTTAAAAAGAGGATTAAGAAATATGAATCTACTCAAACCCAGTGATATAGCTAAAGCAGCTACTGATATTGCTACTTTTGTTGAGACTAGTGATCTAGCTGAAAAAGATAAACAAAAAATTTTAGAGATGGTCAGAGATTATTATTTAGATAAAAATGAACATATTATTGATCAATACTTATCTACTTTAGCTCAACGTACTGTAGATAAACATTTTCCTCAGACAGGTTTTGAACAATAATGTTTTCTTCAGATAGTGAAATAAAAAAGAGAATTAAAAATTTAGCAGATGAGATAGAACAACTTAAAAAAATATCTCCTGAACTTAATTATATAGAATGTACTGTTGAAATATGTGAAAGGTTTAGTATAGAATTTGAATCTATAAAAAAGATTTTACCTAAACCAATAAAAGAAAAGATTGAAGCTGATGCTTTAGAACTTAATATGTTAAAATACAAAGCGAATAGGATTTCATGACAAAAGATGGGTATCAAGTTTATATTATGTACTTGGCTCTTCAACGTCATTTCAGTACTAATTACGATTACTTTCAGTATAACGGAAAAGTTAAGGCATCTGCAGACTCTTATAGTAGCAGAAATGATGTCTTCAGCTTTGAAAAACTCACAAAGATTATTAAAAAAGAAGATAGAGAAGACTTCTTTGTAGCTCATTTCTTAGAAAATAATAAGGAATGGATACGTAATATGTCAAAACAAAAATTAGATGAGTTTAAAGCAACTTATAAAAACTTTCCTATAAAATTTAAAGAAGATCTACAATTTATAAAACTTAATAATCCATACATTATGATGGAAGCAACTAAAGATAAGATTCCCGAAATACACAAATATTGTATTAACAACACCTTATCATTAGAAACTATTTGTGTGTTAGATGAGATTTTTCCTTATCTAGAAAAACACGATCATATAGTTGAGGTTCCTTTTGTATGGCCAGATTATATAAGTAAGGTGTTTAACTACAAACCTTTCGTTAAGAAAAAGCTTGAAGATAACCTTATAAATATAATAGACATTGCACGCAATGTCTTGCTATAACGAAACGACGAAACATCGATAAGGAGAAACAATATGTCATTTCAAGATTATCTAAAAAACCGTCAAGATGCTTTTGCAACTATGACGGACTCTCTCAAAAAAGAAGTTAATACTGAAAATCGTCCTGGTGATGATGATCGTATCTGGAAACCTAAGATGGGTAAAGACAATACAGGTTATGCTGTAGTACGTTTTCTTCCAGGTAATGATATTAACAAGACACCTTGGGTAAGAGTGTACTCGCATGGCTTTCAAGGTCCTACTGGTAAGTGGTATATTGAGAAGTCACGTACTACTTTAGGTGAACAAGATCCAGTATCAGAATATAACTCAAAGTTGTGGAACTCTGGTATTGAGTCTAATAAAGAAGTAGCACGTAAACAGAAGCGTCGTACTTCTTATTATGCTAACGTTCTAGTGGTTAAAGATCCTGCTAACCCTATGAATGAAGGTAAAGTTATGATCTATCAGTTTGGTCAAAAGATTTTTGATAAGATTATGGCTTCTATGCAACCAGAATTTGCTGATGAAGAAGCAGTAAATCCTTTTGATCTTATTGAAGGAGCAAACTTCCGTATTAAGATTAAAATTGTTTCTGGCTATTGGAACTATGATTCTTCTGAGTTTGAAAGACCAGCACCTTTATCAGAAGATGAAAGTAAATTAGAGTCAGTGTTTAATGCACAACATGATGTGCATGAAATGATTGATCCTTCTTCATTTAAGTCTTATGAAGAATTGAATACTAAGTTAATGGGTGTAATTGGTAATGTAGAAGAAGCAAATACTATGTCTCCTGTATCAGTACCAACAGCTGAGACTACAGATACTCATGAAGAGTTTAGTGCAGTATTCGAAAAACCTTCTACTGAAAGTAAAGCAACTACAGATGATGATGATCTAGAAGATTATTTTAAATCTTTAGCTGCTGACTAAAGTTAAAAGAGGGTCTTAAGACCCTCTTTTTTTAACTTGCACTATCTTGAGCTCCAAAGCCTTCTACATAATAACTTGCATTAGTACCAAAGTTTGCAATATCCGTCGCATTTCCATCAGATGTAAAAGAATATTTTTCAATAACATTACTATTATCTGCGTTTCCTAATGAATATCCATTAGATGGAGAAGAACCACCAATAGATCTATGAGCAGCATCGTATGTTAAATCTCCAACATCAGTAGCATTTGTATCTGAAGAAAAAGGCCATTTTTGAATGTCATTTCTTGTAGATATAGGATAAGGACTTGAAGGTGGATTCTTATATCCTCCAGCATGATAACCATGAGTAGTTGAAGATGAACCTGATCCCCACCAACTATTGTAT